CCATTGCCGTACACTTTCCCGCCCACTTCTTCGGACGGCAAGCCCACAGCCACATAACCGCGCTTGGCTTTTTCGAGGTTGGCCAAGTACGCGCCGGTACGGTCAAGCATTTGTTGGGGAGTGAGGTTCATACAAACACCCCTCCAGCGCTGCGAGAGGTTAGCAGCAAATACCGCGACCCATAGCGAGTTGTTCCAAGCCATGCGTTACGGTCACTGGTTGCCGCGTAACCCTGACTATAAGACACAGACACGCTGCCCACGGATTTCGATTGCGTTGACTTTATGTTGCCGCTGCCTGCCGTCGTCTCGCCCACGATCATGTGGGCAATCAGGTTAAGCACGATCTCTTTTCCACACGGCTCGTCATAACTGCCGCCCCAATAGCACGACCACAGCGGCTCCAGAATCGGCACGTACTGGTTAACAGTCGCTGTGTCGAACTCGGGGAACCTGGTTCCGAAGTCGTCAATAAGGGGCATTGGCTACACTCGCTCCAGTTTGCCGGCGGCGATTCCGTTCTTGACACGCTGGCCGCTGCGGTCGTCTGCTTTGTCGGCATCTGTCATCGTGTACGTTTCGCCGGGTTGTACAATCTGCCCGTACACTTTATGCCGGCGACCGGATACGTTTTTTATGCCAGTCGGTGCCGGCGGTGCCGGTGCCTTTTTGGGCATAGACTTGTGCTCTTTGTAATCGTCCATTGCGTCACTCCGTAAAGATCGCCAGCCCTGTTCAAGCGGCTGGCCACTGCGTTACAGTCCGGTAAGGATCTGTGCCGCGTCGTCTTCGATCACGTCCAGGCCGGCTAGGCCGAAGTACGATTCAACGTAATACTTGAAGCCGCGCTTATCGACGCTGGAAACGTTCAGAGGAACCGGCAGACGGAACTGCAAGGCCCGGCGGTTGGAGCTGAAGGCTACCGTTACGGAATCGCCGCCCACTGACTCTGCTTTGGTTGTGAGGCCAAAGGTGACAGTCGGGAAGTTGGCAGACAGCGCACGCAACACGGTCATCTCAGAGCCTGCACTGTTCAGGATCTTCACCGATGCAGTGTTGTATACCGATGCCGGCATGGTCACACGATCAGCCATGTAGGTATCGACGTTAAGCACGCCTGCCCACTGGCTAGTGATCATCTCTGCAATTTCGTCGTAAAGCTCTTGACCAGTTGATGCGGCTGCGGTCTTTACAGCGCTGTTGCTGGTGAAGTTGGCATAGTTCAGCAGGCCGGTGGTCTTCTGACTGCCGTCGGTACGCACCTGGCCGATATAGCCGATGTCGTCAATCTCGCGGTTGTACAGTTCAGCGTGACCTTCAAAGAACCGGCTCGGCAGGTTGATGTTCTCAAGCTCTGCTTGCTTCAGTTCAATCTCGGACCAATCAGACTCGGCTTCTTTGGTGAACACCGGGATGCTGTCGTCTTCGCCTTCAAGAGTGATCTTTCCGGTGGTGTTGGTGTTGGTGCCAGACTCACGGAACCCGCCAACAGTTTTCAGCTTCAATTTACGAATCGAAGTAGCGTAGCCGCCTTCGTTGTTGACAATGATACCTTGATTCAGGAATGTCAGGCCGGCAAATTCCTGGGTGAAAATCTCGGCACTAACGTGCTCCAAGTTCCGCGCCAGGATAATGCCGCCTTCGTCCTTGAAGTTCTTCTTCGCGTACACGGCGGCAGCGTCAAAGGACTTGATCCCGTATAGGGATTGCACTCGCTTAATATTAGGTTTGTTCATTTATCAATCCCCTTTACAAAAACTTATTGATGCGAACGAGCCAAACGCCAGCGGCTTTCTGTTCCCAGAATACCACATCACCAGCGCTCACAATGCCCGTCACAACGGCAGCCTCAGTAGCCTTGCCAGCGTCGGCGGTCGCGTCGTTGATATACTGCACCGCGTCATACTTGGACGGTGCTGCGGCGTCGGTTACGGTGACGGTGGCAAAGCCAAAGTTGATCATCTCGGCAACTTGGTCAATAGCTTGGCCGCTGGTGCTATAGACGCCGGTTCCAATCTCGCCAGTGATCTTGCGGCGAACGATGCCCGCAACAACCGGAGTGGTTGCCCCATCCATGTTGTCAATCTGGCCGGCGGCGTACATAGCAAAGCGGCCTTCTACTAGACCATCTTCAAACAGCTCGAAAGCCGATACGTTGTAAGGGCTGGCTGTGATGACCTCGCCCGCGCCGAGATCCGGGTTGTCTTGCAATACTGTGTTGTTAAAAGCCATGGGTTATTTCTCCCCCAGAGTTTCGGAAATTCGAGACATTAGGCCGGTGTCTGCCTTGGTGTCGCCAAAGGTTGAATAGTCGGTGTTCGCCTTGCGCAGCAACTTGAACGCGACAGACAGTTCAGCGTCTTCAAACTTGTCGGTGCTCTGCGTTGCCAGTGCGTCACGCATAACGGCGTTGGCGGTCTTGCCTGCGAAGTCGTACTCTGCATCGACGAAGTTGCGGGCCTTATTGACCACTCCGGCGTAACGCTTAACTTCGCCTTTAACAGCACTGGCCACGGCGTCTTTGAACTTGGAAGAGTCAGCGAAGTTTTCTTTCTCGCCTTCTTTTTCCTCGTCCAGCATGTCCTTTTCTTCGTCGCCTTCAGTCTTTTCTTCGTCCATCATGTCGGCGTCTTCTTCGGCAGGCATAGCGCCCTGCTCTTTAGCGTAAGACATGATCTCCTGCATGGCTGGCATGAGCTTGACTAGCTGGTCAACTGGAACTTTACGGATAGCCTCGGGTAGACCAGTCGCAATTTCTACGATCTGTTCCAGGCTCACCGAACCTTCAGCGTCGTTAAACGCCTTGATTAACTTCTTCGGCTTCATGGTGTCGCCCTCCTGGGGCTTTACGGGTGTATCGGGTTTGCGGTCGATGAAGCTGCACAAAGGGCCGCAACGGCCAACGGGTACAGCTGCAAGATGATGGGGTACGATGTTGATCTGCTCAAAATCCCAACGGCTATGGGGAACCAGGTCGGCTTCATAGCCAAGGGACAGTTGTCGCTTGTCTTTCAGTAGCAGTTGCAGCGCGTCGTTTACAGCGAGCTTATTCTGCACGGCAAGGCGTGAGTGCGTTGACTCGTCTAGCTGGTCAATGACGACAGAGGACTCTACACGGCTGCCTGACTCCAGCGCCGGGCCTTCCATGCTGACATGCTCATCTGTTAGCGGGATGCCCGCCATGGTGTAAGCAGCGTTGGCAATAGTGGCTGGCGAGCGATAGACAGTAAACACCTTTTCCAGCGGCTCAAGGCCCAGCTCTGCGCCCAAGTATTCAAGCACGCCATCGCGCACAGACACAGCCGTCCTAGCCGTCTCTGAATAGACAGCCAAGTCAGCGAACTGTTTATGGATTGTTTCGGGCATTTCTTAGCCTTTCAACTGGTTTATGCAATGGTAATGTTATGCGGGTGCGGTGTCAAACTTAGGGCTTTGGCAACTCTACCCATGCGAACGAAATCACAACCACGGCGCTGGCGTTGTCATCGTTAGTGATTCTTAGTACGAGGCTATTGTCTTGATCGTAATTTGCCACTGCGTCAGCGGTGGTAGTTGCTGTTGTGCTTTTGTTGCTGCCCGTTCCTCCGGGAGCCAGAAGCTCCTCACGCCTGAACACGCTTCCGGTTGTCGCAGCTGTCGTGGCTATAATGCTGGACTGGGATTGAACGCCGCCTAGCGTCTCGTCCAAATTCCACCCTTTTATGGTTTGCTGTGCAGTGTACCCGGTGTCTGGGTTAACCCTAAGCTCAAGAGTTATTTGCCCGCCAAGTGTCGTTTGCTGACGGATATGTAGAAAGAAGTTGATACCTGGCGGCACTTCTAGTACCAGATCTTTAGACCCTCCGCCAGATGCAATAGTGCCTTTCCAACTTGCCGCAAAGGCGTTTCCGAGGAGCGACTGAGAAGATAGCTGCTCGATCTCTTTAAGTGCGAGAAAGTCGGCCTCGTTTTTAAACGTACCGTCTTCTAAGATAACGCGCCCGGTACGTGGAACAAGGTTTAATAGGTATTTTGTAAATCGGCCCATGTTATTGCTCCATTTCGGGTATGACCATTTCATAGTCACATCTACACATATAATCCGTACCAGGCAACAAAGTCTTGCCGTCACAAGATGAATACAGACCAACGGCTAAATCGAACTCTTTACCGTTCCGCGCTTTGTGACACGTCCTCACGCGCTCGTCTGAAGACGTAACCCACTTGGCACGATTTATGCCCAAGTTCTGTGCTCTTGCTTTACTCGTCAAACTGTTAAATGTGCTGATCTGAGTCCTAGCAATCATTTTTGCGTGACCACGCCTCTGCTCTACCATGCCATCAAACTGTTCCATAATCTCCGGCAGACCCTTTCCCTCTGCCATCTGCCGTAACGTGTTGCTTGTCCACTTCTGCAGCGTATCGTCGCGCATCTTCTTGACCCACTGCTGGGTTTCAGCCTTGTATGCGTTGATCTGAAAAGTAAGCCCTTCGGTAGCTTCAAGCTCTTCACGGCTAATGCCGACGCTCTTTTCAACGCGCCGATAAAATTCTGACTGGTTGCGTTTGTTGACTCGGCCGGTGTACTTATCAGTCATCTTGTCAAGGCGCTTGCCGTCAAACTGCTTTAGCAATTTGCGTTGCACCCGCGCGGCCATGGTCAAGAATACTTTGGCAAAGTTGCCTGCCTGCTTGGCGTCTTGCAGTGCAACCGAGTCCGCGAACTTCTTGATCGTGTCTTGATTCAATTCGCTGAATATCTGAGTCCGCCAGCGCTGTGCCATCTGGTCTACCATGTATTCGATAGCGTTACCAAACTGCTTGATCTCAGACTTGGGCGGCTCGGGCGCTTTTATGGTTGCGCCCTTGGGGGCGCTTACTTCACGCTTCACCGCTACCACCCAGAATCTTCTCAAGGCTCATGTTTGACTGCTCAGGGTCAGGCAGCGGTTCCGGCTCATCTGGCGCGCCGAAAACGGTATCCCATGGATCGTTCTCAATCACGCCGTTGTCTTCCAAATACTTCTCGTAGTCCATACCCATCTGCCACAAGATCAAGGCGTTCTTGACCACTTCAGTCTCCTGCGCAATTCGGTCTTTATCAGACTGCCCCTGGTTCTCCTTGAACCACACGCGACCGCGCCCGTGCATAGTCATCAGGCGGTTGATCTTATCTAGCAGATATTCGGATTGCAGCCCCTTAATCGTCTGCATGTCTACTTGCCTGTCGCCCTCACCGCTGCCGTTAAGGCCTTTGGGCGGCTCACCTACTAGAGTAGACAATGACAGACCCGTCACCATAGCCAACCGGCGCAAGGTAATCATGTCCGACTCTGCCAAGTTGCTTAGTGCCTGGGTGTGGGTTTCGATCTCGTCTTCTTTGTCCACGATGCCCGCGCCATAGATCGAGCGTAGGTTTTCCAGTTGTGAAAAATACTCCACTAGCTCAGTAGACTTGCGGTCTGCCAGTAGCTCCTTGAACCCGTCCACTTTGTAGAACAGCGTCGATGACTTTTCAAGAATGGCAGGCACAGCACGCTGAACAATCTGATCTGACACCAGCTCGTTGCGGATTAGCTCAAACTCAGATATGCCGCCGAAGAAGTATTCGGGCGCGTCAAACTCAACCGGCTGAACGTAAGTCATATCAACAACGCGGCTTGGGTGAATCGTAAACCCGCGCACGCTGTAGGCTTGCGGCTTGTAATAGTTTGGGCTGGCCAGGTTGTACTCGATGCTTTGGACGTACACCATATCGCCGCTGAACACTTGGTAATTGACCCGCGACCAGTCGTTTATCGTGGGTAATGGCTGGCTCAAATCCGCGCCTGGCTCTTGGATAACGATCAGCCCGCGCCCGAATGACAGCATAAACTTACAGGCGTTCTTTACGTGCTGCTGGAGCCGGACTTCGTAATATTCTTTATCGTTGATGCTCTCGAATTGAAGCGTATCGTTCAAAGCGATACCAGACTTGATACGGATGATCTTGCTGCCTACGCCGGTCTTGTAGATCGCACGCAGCTCTTCAAAGTCCACCCGCGTGCTGGTCATGCGGTTGTTGTTGTGCACGTTGCGCCGGTTGGCCAGCTTGTTTGTGAGGCTGGTAATGCCGTCTGAAAATCT